CAAGTAATGAATTTAGAATCATCCCGGAGCCGTTTCAAGGCTCCGAGGAATGGTTAGCTCTAAGACGCACTAAGATCACAGCGACAGATGCAAGAGTTTTGATGGGCGTTGACCCATGGAAAACAAAAAAACAACTGTACGATGAAAAGATCGGAGTTGGAACTCCACGAAAGCAACATCCTTACATGAAGCGAGGTCTAGATCTAGAAGATGGAATAAGGGATCAACTAGAGCATAGATACGGTGTTGCATTACAAAAAGTTACAGTCGTAAGGGGTTGGTGTCTAGCTTCATTAGATGCTATGAGCAGTGATGGAAATATAATAGCTGAGATTAAATGCCCCGGAAAGAAAGATCACGGTCTAGCAATGATGGGACAAGTTCCTGACAAGTACTATCCGCAGCTTCAGTTTTCTATTCATGTCACAGGGCTAGATTTCATATACTATGAAAGCTCTGAAGACGGAGAAACCACAGAGTCGATAATTGTAGAAAGAAATCAAGACTACATTGATGATATGTTAGAGAAATGCTATGAGTTTTATCAGTCTGTATTGGATGGAAAACCTCCGGAACTTGAAGAAGATGATTTCATCGACAGAAATGACCCCATGTGGTTTAACGCATCAGAAGAATATAAGAAAGTACGTAAAGAGATTGTGTCTCTACAAGAAAGAGAAAAATCTTTAAAAAATCAGCTAATATATTACTCTATGTCAAAGAACAGTCGAGGCAATGGATTGACACTACAGCAAGTCGAAAGAAAAGGCGTGTTGGAATATGGTAAATTATTGAAGATATTACAAGAGCGTGTCGGCGTGGATATCGAGAAACATAGAAAGCCTTCATCATCCGAATGGCGTATCACGATACAATAAAGACAAAGCCCTCGCAATGCGAACGAGGGCTTTTCAACGAGATAAACATGACAAAATCGATTTCCATAAATCAAAAAAAAAGGAATCTGTCAAATAACAAAATGCACGCTATTTCATATTAGGTTTTTAGGGAATTTTCTTTCATCATATTTCTTAGGCTTTTCAAAAAAAACAACAACGCGATATATATAGCGCATAGTGAGGACATAAATGGGAAAACGATTAAGTAAAGTTAATGAAAAAGCTAGAAGGTATCCCGGTGATCCTCCATCTGGCAAGCCACATGGAAACGTTAAAGTTCACGGTAATTTTAAAGAAATTAATTGGAAAGAAGTTGAAAGAAGAATTGAAGTTGGGACTTCAGGAGCGACAATTGCTAAATGCTTAAGAATTCATCCAGATACTTTTTATGAGAGATTCAGAGATGAATATAATATGACTTTCACTGAATACACCAGTGGAATGACGGCCTGTTTGCCTGCAAATATATTGTTAAGACAATATATAAAGGCTATGGAAGGCAACGTAGAGATGCTTAAACTGCTTGGCCGTGAAAATTGTGGTCAAGGACGTGATGAGGACCCTGCTAGCAGAAAACTAGCAGAGAAATTCGATGAATCAGTTCTTCATTTAGCTAGCTTGTTTTCGGGCGTTAAAACACCTGACATATCAACTAAAGGTATTTCTGATTTAAATATCGATGACAGCAAAATCAATAAAGATACGAAGTCATAATGGTTGATTGATATGATCATCGCTTGCTGAGGCATCTCTTCAATGCGATGAATCATGTCGTCAAGTGCTGCTAGAAGATCATCGCGAGTAATAGATTTGGCGTCTTGTATTTGAGGAACTAACGTATTTCCTTCGTCATCAACGCGTAGGAATATGCTCCAATCAGTTGCAGCACATCCCATTTTATCACCCCCGCTTACACTTATCTTTCCGCAGGCACACCCAACTTCATCACGCTCGTGTATGCTTTCAATGATGGATTCACATGATTTGCATTTAGCTCTGTTTCTCATTCAAAAAATCCTTCTGTTATGTAATCCAAAAATTGAGACACTTGCTTAGTAGAATATCTATGCACTTTCCCGTACACTCTAATTTCTACTATTTTTACATCACTGTCTAGACAGGAATCGATATTAATAACAAGAGTATCGCATGATAGCTTAAGTTTTTCGATTGATTCATTCGAGCTACAAACATATGCTCGTATTTTATCTTGTTCTTTCATAAAATTTACTCCTGTCTTATACTTAAAATATGCCTGATGCACTATCCCAAAAACAACTACAATACGTAAAAGAAGCAAATTCTCGTTGGAATTTAGCACACGGATCAGTTCGGTGTGGTAAAACCGTAGGAACTGTATTTAAGTTTATGCTTGATGCTGTCCAATGTCCCGATAGCAAAATATACATTGTAGGCCATACATTCGATACAGCATATAGAAACGTAGTTCGTTTGATAATGGAATCAGATGAACTGGCGATATTCAGGCCTTTTTGTGTATGGTCAGGAAAGAAGCTTTATTTTAGAGAGAAGATTATCACGATCTTAGGTGCTAAAGATGAGGGGGCGATCGGGAATTTTCAAGGGGATACTCATTCTTTAACTTACTGCGATGAAATTACTTTATATCCTCCGTCCATTATTGATATGATAGATACCCGTTTAAGCTGTGTTCACAGTAAAGCTCATGCTACAATGAATCCCTCTTATCCTACTCACAAAGTTAAAGGATGGATTGACAAGGCTCAAGAAGGTAATCCTAATTATTATCAACTGCACTTTACACTGGATGACAATCCATATGTACCTCAAGACTACAAAGATAGAATTAAAAACTCTCTTTCTGGAGTGTTCTATAAAAGAAATTATCTCGGTCTTTGGTGTCTTGCGGAGGGTGCAATCTTTGACTTCTTTGATAGAAATATCCACGTTCTACGAAAACCACCTTGCGCAGCAGAATACTACATTGCAAGTATTGATTACGGCGCTTCGAATCCATTTGCGTGTGTGCTCATTGGAGTTTCAACAGGCCAGTACACACAAACAGGCAAGAAAATGTGGGTTGAAAAAGAATATTTCTGGGATCCTCAAGTTAAGCAACGAGGAAAAACTAACAGCGAATTTGCATACGATATGGTTGAATTCCTGCAAGACTACAACGTTAGAAATATCTACATTGATCCAAGTGCTGCGTCATTCAAACTAGAAATGCGTAGAGCTGGACTAATAACGATGGATGCAAACAATGAAGTTCTCGACGGCATTCAAATACTTGGTACTGAGATGCAAAAGGGCAATCTATTCATACTAAATACATGCAACAACTTGATTAGAGAGATGGAATCATATGTATGGGATAAAAAGGCGGCGGAGAAAGGGGATGATGAACCAATGAAGAAAAATGATCATTGTCTCGACGCAACTCGCTACGCTATGGCAACGCATAAGGTTCAAGTTTACCAACCATATAAAGATGTTGAGAGGGCGGATGAGTGGAGGAAAAATAAATACGATCATTACAGAAGGTAATTGACTTTATCTGCTAGCCTTGATATGCTTAGATATATGAACGAAAAACAAACGCATTACGATAAAACATTTTATCTAGATAAAAAAACAGGATACTGGATTTCAACAGCATGTCCTAAAATAAGAGCCCATCGATGGGTTTGGATGCAACATCATGGAGCGATACCTAAAGGCTGTCATATCCATCATAAAAATGGAAATAAGTCAGATAACTGCATTGACAATCTTGAATTGATGGCACAAGCGGAGCATCTTCGCTTGCATATGACCGAAGAAAAGAGAGCTTGGGCATCTTCGAGAATGGATGGAATACGACATCTAACAAAAGAATGGCATGCTAGCGAAGAAGGTATAGCATGGCATAAATATCATGCATTGAAAAATAACTTTGGAAAGTGGGAAGCAAAAACATTTAAATGCGAAGTATGCACTAAAGAATACGAAACAACAAAAAGATCTAAAACAAAGTTTTGTTCAAATGCATGCAAGTCTAAGTTTAGAAGAGATTCGGGCCTTGATGATGTGATAAAAGACTGTCCTTCATGTCTGCAAGAATTCTCCTCTAATAAATATGCTAAGCATATATATTGTTCAAGATCATGCGCACAAAAAAGGACCGACTAATGTCAGCAAGAGAACACGAATTTACTATTGATCCTATGAAAGAACTCAAATCTAAAATTGCAAAGTTCGATAAAACATTTCAAGGAAACGATTTAGCTGCTCAAATTGAATCGGCTATCAAATATTTAGAAAAACATGGATACACGGTATCTGAACAATAACATATAGGTGATATGATGGAATGGTTACAAGTCTTTACAATCGTGGCTACATTACTCGGAGGACTTTTCTATATCCACAATGATATAAGAGAAATCCGTGGAGACATGCAAGTTCAAAGTGCAAGAATCGATAAATTATATGAAATGTTTATCGAGTTACTGAAAAATAAATGACCAATCGGCTATTGAGTTTTTACATGCACACGGTTATAAAGTAATCAAGAACTAATTTCATAATAAAGAGGTCACTTTGAGCTTTACCGCACCCCCATGGCAGAACGATATAGAACCCAATCAAGGTAATGTTAGGGGTTGGTTAGACGGACTTTACGCTAAGTTCCAACCTGTCGAACAAGCAAGATGGAACCAGGCCAATATAGATACTCTTTTTTATGCCGGCTCACAGACATTCGTCAATAGATACTTCAACTTCTCTCCCACAACATCATATCAGCAGTATTACTTTAATCTATGCCAGCAACCTGTCAATATGATTACAGGCTATCAACGTCAGCATAGAAAATCCATCATGTATCAAAATATAGATGGCGGAGACGCACAGACTACTGATCAATACACTAAGTTAATTACATCTGTAGCTAACCGAGGAGCTATTCATGAGCAGTTTAGCAAAGCATGTGAGCTTGCCGCGGTTTCAGGGATGGTTATGTTACAACCATACTTGGATTACAATGGAGATGACAGTGCTCAAGGACAGCTTAAATTAAAGATCTGGGAATATAATGCATTTCTTGTCGACCCATACTTTCGCGAACCTGACATGTCAGATGCTCAATTCATCTGGTGTCAAGAATACATTAGCAAAAAAGAAGCTGAATCTCGGTTTCCGGGTAAACTTGAAAATATTGCCCCAATGGCAGGCACTCCCCAACGTTACGGTTCTTTTTATTTCTTACCAGAAAATTATAATATGGCTAGAAATGACCTCATGGTTTTGTCATATGTCTGGTACAAATCTAAAACAAAGAAAAAACGACTATACAGTGATAAGCGCAAACAGTTCTTTGACTTTGCAGGTGGAGATCCTCAAATGCAACAAATTCTTCAAGCGGTGCCGGATCTTGAGGAAGTAACAGTTGAAATGCCTTGTTGGAAGCTAGCAGTCGTATTGAATGAACAGCTAATGTTCAACGGCGAAAACCCAATTGGCGATATTGGCGCGCCGATGATACCAGTGTTTTGGAACTATGAACCACACATTAATTACTTCGATCTTCGCGTGCGTAGCCTCATTCGAACAATGAGAGATCCTCAATTTCTATTCAACCACAAGGTTATTACTAATAATGACATTGTTTCTGCTACTATTAATGCAGGCTGGAAACGGAAAGTCGGGGCTGTAGCTAATGAGGATAACCTGAAGAAGTCAGGTCAGGGGTGGGACGTTATCATTAATGAAGGCTATGAGATGACAGATTGCGAGAAGCTGATTCCGTCGGCAGTTCCTCAGTCTGATTTAGAATTAGCCCAACAAATGGATGACTTGATTTGGAAGACAGCAGGTATCAATATAGAGAACTGGGCAGGCCAGAACGATAAACAGATCTCTACGTTGACCCAACTCATGAAGATGGCTGCTAATCTAATGG